TACTTATCGCTTATAATTTTTCTATAAGAAGAGGAGCCCCAATCTGATGCAACTATAATACGACTACATGAGTAAGATACTGCTAAACTTTGTATTGTTCTATCAAAGTCATATCGAAAGTCTGTTCTTCCTTGGTGCTTCCATCTAAAAGCTAAGTTCAGGGCGTCTACAATTAGCGTTGAGTTTGACTCAAGCTTTTCATTGAAACTGAATCCCATTTTTTAAAAACTCCACTGTTTCTGATTCTAGCCAAACTTCAGCAAGAAGAACAAAACAATTTAAAAACTGTATGTATATCCAATCTTCTGTTTGCTTTGGCTGTAAATGTGTGACTACAAATACGGGCGAACGATTATATTTAAAAAATAAAAGAGGTTCTTGGTCTCCTCCTTCCGCTTGTACTTGTATTTTTTTCCACCATCTTATAAGATTATTTGTTTTTTTCGCGGTAAATATTTTATCTGAAAGGGGCGAATCAGAGTAGTTTTTTACTTCAATACAAAAACGATTTTTTTCATTTGGAACATACAAATCGCCTTTTAAATACTCTAATGCTCCCGACGCAGGAACTCGCTCAAACTGTAATCCAGTTGCAGTTCTTAGCATATCTCGTACTAAATATTCTCCCCGCGCTCCTTTTGCTCTACTGTCGACCATTGTCAAGTTCTTCTAGTGCTTGAAACTTCTCTTGAGCTTCTGCTAATTTGGATATCTGGGTATCAATTGCGTCGATTATTTCGGGGTGCTCTCCAATACCAACTGGGTTTTCCAGATATATCTCTATATTTGCCCGGGCTTCCTCGATCTGACCGAAGTACTTCGCCTTCAGGGCTGAAATTATTACTTTCTTCATTTTCTTCTTCTTGTAAACTCCATTGTCTGCGCTGTGATAGTTGTCTATTTAGTACTCTAGTTTGCTGACGTTGTCGCACTTAATTACCTCGATTTTTTCAAGCAGTGGGTGACTCCACCCGTGACTCACAATATAAGTATTCAACTCTTCCTTGAGTAACACTTCTACCATTTTTTCTCGACCGTTCTCATCAAGAACATTTATTACTTCATCTAAAAATAATACATTGATTCTTGACTTTGATATACTACTCATAAGTTTGCGTATTGCAATTAGAGTAGCTGTGTTTACTCTTGCGAGTTCTCCGCTAGAGAGTGCAAGAATATCTACAATATTTCCATTGTCGGTTACTTGAACATTTAGCTTATCATTTGTAACAACAAACTCTAGCGTAAATCTTCCGTCAGAAAGTTCCGCTAGGTAATAATTTGCAAGCTCTTCTAATTCTTTTACAAGATTTTCTATCTTGTATGCAAGAAGGCCGTTTGTACTAAAAGACTTTTTTAACAGCTCTAAATTCGATGAAAGAACAGAAATTTCTTTTAATTCGTTTGTTGCTTTTTCTAGCTGCGATAAGAACTCTTCTGTTTGTTCTTGAATTACTTGGATTCGGGTGTTGTGTCTTGTTCTTCTTTCATTTTCTTTCGCTGCATCTGCCACTTCGCTTTTTCTTCGGCCCAAGTCATCTCGTACTCTAGCCAAGCGCTCTTCCAGCTCGTTTTTGTCCAGTAAGGCCACTGGGAGACCTCGGTCAATGCTTCTGTAAATTTCTTCCCACTCCCTTTCGATAGAACGGGCTCGATCGTACTCTGCATTGTCTCGTTTAACTTCTGTAATTCTTCTGGCAATTTCATCTTGTCTTTCCCTTGCTTCTGAAATTTTTCTTGATTCTGCTACAATTAGACTTTCTTTAAACTCAGAGTCAACATCTTGCTCGCACGTGGGGCAGTGATCTCCTAGCTTATTTAACTTATCTAAAAGTTTTTTAGACCCCGCTACGACCCCGCTGAGAGTTCCAGATTCTGTTTGTAGATCATCATATGATACTTTGTTAATAATTTTACAGTTTTGTGCTTCTGCTAAATTTATGGATTTCAACAGTTCGATATACTGATTATTTTTAGAAATTTTTTTATTTTTTTCGGAAATATTTTCAATTTCTTTTGATAAAAATCGGAATTCTTTCTCTTCTTTTTCCGTGTCAATTTCTATATTTAACATGGGAAGTACATTCGTATCACTCAATTTGTTATCTTGCAACCATTTTTCAATCGTTTTTACCTGACTGTCAATACTATTAATTTGAAGAGACACATCCCTGGAAGCAGCCTTAAATATCTCGAACAGTTCTACATATTTTTCAAGAGCTAATAGCTCAATTAAAAACTTTTTACGGTTAGTATCTGTAGCTGTAAGAAATTGTAGACTAGCGTTTGTATTTTGATAAACCAATTGAGAAAATGTTTTAAAGTCTATTCCAATAACTTCTTGAATGGACTTATAGGTATTTGTAGCCGTATGGCTAGAAATATCTTCTCCATTTTTTTCAAATTTTATCTTGATGTTTGACTTTCTGTTTACAGTAATTTTGTATACATCGTCGTCTTTTGTAAAATTCAATACGATATCATAACCGTTATTTAAATAACGATTAGGAATGTCTGCTTTTTTAATTCCTTTTGAATTTTTGTTGTAAAGTGCTTCTTCAATAATAAGAGGAATGGACGACTTGCCCATTCCATTAGTTCCAAGAATTTGTGTTACTGTTTGCCCATCCAGGTCTATTTCATTATTGGATCCATAACTGAAGCAGTTATTCCATTGTAACTTTTGAAGCGTAATCATTAAAAGTTCCTATAATTTCTGGTATCTTTGCTTCTTCTATCTCTAGTACAAATTGTAAGTATTCACTTAATTCTTCTTGTACTGTCATTTCTTTTTCTAGTAAGAGAGTTGCTTCGGTACTTCGTCTTACTACTTTTTTATCTAATAGCTCTGAGTTTTTTACCTCTGCTAAATCCTGTATATCTCCCTCTATTTCGTAGATTGTATGATCGTAGTCAGTAGGAACCATTTCTTCTTCACTTTGTACGGTTTTACGTATCAATTGTGGAAGGTCAAAAGGCTCCCATATCCAAGACCAGTCCTCTTCATTTATAAGTAAGTATCCTGTAGATACTCTACTTCTATGAAAAGAAGTCGTCATTGGACTCCCGGGGTATACAATATTTCGTTGGGTATTACTGTGTGCGTGTAGGTCGCCTGCAAAGACAACTGGAAAATCCTCTAGCAAGTCTAAGTCCAGCTCTGGCTTGACATGAGGAGGAATTTCTCCACGAACATGAGTAAACAACGGATAGTGCTTAGGAAAATGATCTATAATATCTTTCTTATGTAGTTCTGCATACGGTAAAATACTAAAGCCCGTATCATTATCTATATATGAAATATCTATTACCTGTACTAAAGGATTTACTTCTCTACTCACTTCTTTTAACTGAGTAAAAAAAGTTTTATTTTTCTTTGTAGCTTCATGGTTTCCATCATAAATTACTGTTGGAACCTTAACATGTTTTATAAAAGAAAAATAAAGTTCTAATTCTTCTAAAGAAGGAGAGCGATCAAAAAGATCGCCTCCAATAATATGCATATTGCACATTTTTTCCAGACTGTGAATCTGTTCAAAAAAACTATTGTAACGATTTATAGCCCAAGAAACTGGGACATTTTTTTGTCCCAGTTTGATGTGCCAGTCTGCTGTAAAAAGAATCATGCAATATTAAACTCATTCTCTAGTGCTTCTTCATCGACATTAGTTGAATCGCTAACGCCTTCTCGTACTCTATCGAGTAGCTCTTTTTGTGCGTCTGGAGTCGGACGGGGCATAACATCATCCATAGACTTCAGATCAACAATAAGTGCTCGTTCATCTTCGTCAAGAGGACGAGACTTACACTTGAGTACCTGTACTTGGTACTCTACATTGTAAGGCAGAGGGCCAGTCTTTACTCGCTTGAATTTAACATCCCAGCCAGTTTCTGGATCAGTAGGATCTCCTAGATCTTCTGCAGCAGTCATAATCTGCTCAAACAGCTTCTTTTTGAGATTAAAAACTTTCAGTTCTCCATTATGCAGACACTGCATTGCGTAGCTCCAGCCACACTTCAGATCTGGATAATATTCACGAACCCAATCTTTTTCCTTGTTGTTGAAACGCTCTTCATCTCTATCAAAAGAAAGACATTCGAGAGGAATGTTCTTACCGTTCTCTCCTTCGATCCAGTAAACGTAACGTGCCAATACGTCGCCTACAAGGCGAACATTATTGTCGCCGTCCTGTGGAACAAAAGTGTTGATAGAACTTTTTTGAGCTGCGCCCTTTGCTTTGTTAAATGTAATTGCCATTAATGTATCTCCTGTTTTGAGGGACTTCTTTCGTATAAAAAATGAACTTGTCCATTTTCTATCTCCAGTAGCCTATTTTCATATATGTGTGGTAGTGTTTCTGCCGGTAAATGTAATAAATCTAAAGTTATTTTATGAGAAGCATAGAAATCAGGAAGAGGCCTAAGAGCAGCAATACCTGTATATACAGCCATTTCTCGAAAAGTAAATTTATATCCATTATATAACAGTCTTTCAGGATGTACTAAAAAACTTGTACCGTCAAAATTCATTTGTGAGTAAAAATACTCTTTTTCATATTTGTTCTTTGGTATTCTTTTTTCAACCAACATTCTAAGGATCCTTACTATGTCAGTAGGATCTCCCGCTGCGGTATTATATATCTTTTTCCAATCGAACAATAACATATTATACTAAAATCTGAGGTAAAAGTCAAGAACTATTTTTCTATACTTGATTGATTCGCCAACCTTGTTTTATGTAGTATCCCATTCTATTTGACGCCTGCTTGCGAGCAGTGTTTCCTTTTAAATGAATATCTACAATTACAGGTGTTTGTTTTCCTTCCCGTTCTCGTATAACTCTTCCGATAAGTTGTGTGAGGAGAGGTTCGTTGTTGATAGGGGTACCGAGTATAAGGACAGATAGCGCATTAACCGAAATACCTTCGCTAAATATTGCTTGAGTACCGAATAAAATATTTTTATTTCCATAATTTATCTCATTTAAAAGATTCTCACGTTCTTCATGAGGAACTTCTCCTGTAACGCATATAGCTTTTTCTCCTGCTAATATCGCACAGTTTTTTAAAAATTGTACTCGATCTGATACAACTAAAACTTTGTGTCCTTTTGCTGCATAAAAACTAGCAAGTAATGATACAGTGTGTATGTATTCTTCATTATTTGCTAGATTCGTTACTCGATTCGCCCACGGTATTCTAGCTCCATCCATAAATCTTATTTCAGATTTTATAATATCTACAACTGGGGTCATGAAATTTTCTTTTGGGGGCTTAAATATTTTTTGACCAAAATAGTCTCGAAATACTACATGCTTTCCATCTTTTCTTTCAATTGTCCCGCTGAGGCCAAGTTTGTATCTTGCATGGTTTGTGTCGATGATTTTGGAAAATGTTGGCGAAGATACGTGGTGCATTTCGTCCAAGATAATTGTTCCAAACATTTTTCGAACTCGATCGATGTTTCTGTAGAGTGTTTGGGTATTACCAACCACAATACAAGAATCGGTGTTAAAAGAACCAGAACCAATAATTCCTGGAGTGATTCCATAGACTTTTTCTACCTCCTTTGCCCACTGATTTCTCAGGGGTACTGTGTGTGTTATTACTAATGTCTTTTGCCCTAATTTTCCTGCTATCGCCAACCCCGTGAAAGTCTTTCCCCAACTTACCCACGCATTGATGATACTATTATCTGTGAGTTCATCATAGACGGCTTGTTGAGATTCGCGGAGTACGTACTGAAAAGAAGGAAAATTAGCAGGAACCATAATCCTCTTGTCAATAATTTCATATTCATCTGGTATTAAATCCGTTCTTCCAATTGGTATGCTTACTAAGTTCTCCCTAACTCTTGCCATATTTTTTATAACAAGAGGAGGGTCTTTGGGATTAGGAGCAGGAACTTTATAGGTCAGTTCTTTACTAAGATGCTCCTTATACTCTGGAGTAACTTCCAAAAGTATTCTATTACTTATGACTGCTTTCATACTTTCTTTCGCTTGTTCTTTAAACACTCAGTAGAATAGTCGTATAAAAGCCACGGCATATTATACATTAATAGAACTCCTGCCCATGTACAATCAGGGTCAGGAGGTCGAGGAATAATAAAAGATTGTTTTACACCATACAAGTGCAGTAGAGAAGCTACTTCTTTTCTAGTTACTTCTTTAATTCTGTAATATTGTATGGGGCACATTTTAGTTTTTTCATATATAAAAACTTTACCATTTGAATCAATAAAATGTTTATCCCGGGATTTAATTAGTCCTAGGTGACTATTTAAAGATTTTTTTAAAACAAATAAGTTTTCATGTGGCGTTTGAAGTCTGCGCTTACCAAGACTGTCTCCTTCCATGTTCTTATCATCAAGAATGTACTCGTCTAGAAAAAGCAGCCCATCTAAGAGCTGCCAGTTTCCGTTTGGTAAGTTAAATACAGGAAAATTAATTCTATCTATATTTTTATATGTTATTATCACAAGTATTGTTTTTCAAACTTGCCCATAGAGTAATCATCCCCTATCTCAAAATCACATCCAATTGGGGCTCCAGGTATAAAAATACCTCTATCCATTTGAATAAGTTCTTGTAGTTTATTACAATATGTATCAATTTCTTCCTCTGGTACTTCGGCAAGAATTGAGTCGTGAACAAGAGCAAAAATTCTTGAGTTTAGTTTCTCACTCTTTATAAATGCATTCATATCTATAGCACCTAAGAGGTTAATATCAGAAGCAGCAGACTGCACCAAAAAATTAAGACCACTCCTAATGCTATGAGATTTGATACCTTTGTCTTCTGAAGCGACATTTGGCAATCTCCTTTTACGTCCAAAGTAACTATATGTAAATCCATTTTGTTCAATAAATTTTTGATTAGTTTCAATCCAAGACTTTAATTTATGAAAAGTCTTAAAGTAATCACTAATTACTTCAGAGGCTTCTTGCTTGGAAAAATATTTTCCACTGTCTTTTGTAACTTGCTCACTGATCTTTGCGGGCCCTGCGCCATACATAATACCAAAGGTAACGGCTTTAGCTGCTTGTCGTCGATCGGAATATAACTCTGCTACTTCTTCCACTTGGCAGGGTAGCCGAAATACTTTATGTGCAATTGTACTATGAAAGTTTCCGCCGGAACGAAAAACATCCATCAATGCTTCATCTTTTGCAAGAACTGCGGCAACATATACTTCTGCAGTAGTTAGGTCCATTGCAACTATCTTTGACCCCGCTGCGGCTTTAATACATCCTTTTACCGCAGGATTATCTCGAGGTAGCTGTTGCATGTTCAGTTTACCGCTCGAAGAAAGTCGGCCACTGGTTGTGCCATGCAAGTTAAATCCTGTACGCAAACGAGAATCTCTATCTAGTTGGGGTATGATTTTATCCAAATAAGTATTCTTGATTTTAGATTTTTGTCGTATATCTAAAATCAACTGCGGAACTCCTGATTGTGAAGATAACTCTTTTAGTACTTCAGCATCTGTTGAGTCTGCTCCCGTTCCTGTCTTTTTACCTGTAGGGTTAAGCCCTAGAAAATCAAACAGTAACTTTCGTAACTGAAGTGTACTGTTTGGATTAAATTCTTTTCCTTGTATCTGCTCAAACTTTCGTACTCTATCGTCCTCGTATAACTTTGTTATTGCAGTGTCGATATCATCCTGCATAATATTTTGTGCAGTATACAGTCTTTTCTTATCAAATGGAACTCCATTATCCTGTGCATCTGTCAAGAATCTAGTACCTGGGATAAGAATGTTATCGTATACCCAGCATAGTTTTTTGTTCTGCTTAATTTTTACAAACTTTTCATAGATTAAAAATGTACATACAGCATCCATAGCTGCATAAGTTTTCATTACATCAAAGGGAATCCAGCCCCATTGAAAGTCTCCTTTTAAGATACCATTCTCTTTTCTGTACTGATCTATCCAATCGTACATGGGTTTCTCATAGTCTCCATAAGGAGTAAACTTCATAGCAAGTTGCTTAAGTCCGTGAGTCCCAGGATTTTCATCTATGAGATAATGTAATAACATTGTATCTTCAAAGCGTGGAAATTTAAAATTGAAATGATATTCAAAAAATGCCAT